GCTTGACACTGTAGAATATGCTATTAGTATTTTACAAAAAAATGGGTTGGCCGCAATCGACCCCGACGGGAACCTAATAGGACAGCCAACAGATAAAGGTAATTTAGAAGATGAAACTATCTTATAGAAATCTATCTAAGATAAAAGCAGCGACCGAAAAATATAAACTTGTTAATACCAAAGAAGAAATTGTTTTCCCTCAATTACAAGAGGGAAAACAAGCTTTATTTGGGGAAATTGACGCTGATGTAATTTTCTATGGCGGAGGCGCAGGAAGTGGAAAAGCAGGGCGTGCATCCAAGACAGGAAAAGCGATTGGAGATAAAATGCTTTCTATGGCGGATGCGCTTTTAGGGAAAAGACTATTATCATATAATAGTAGTTTTAATGAATCGCAAATGAAAGATTCAAAGGTCTTGGGATGGAGCGGTCAATGGATTGACTTCTCTGATCTTAAAGTCGGGGATAAGATTATGAATCCTGATGGTCAGTATCAAGAAATCATCCAAATTCACGAACAGGGATTTAAACAATTTTATCGGGTTTCTTTTGAAGACGGTACAAGTACAGAATGCTGTGGCGATCATTTATGGTCTTTTTGGGAATCTCGCCGTAATAGCCGCAGGAAGTCTAGTAACGGGATTAATCGAATTGAGTCGAATCTGACACCTAGAGGATGGAATACTAATTACATTACAAGAGCAAGGGTTAGGGATACTAATTGGTTGATTACTGAGATTAGCAAAGGAAGACGGTTTATTGTTCCAGTTAACGCGCCATTGCAATTTACGGCACTTAACAGGTCTGATACTGGCAGAGCCTATTTTTACGGTTGTTTAATAGGCGATGGTTCTTATTGTAGTGATTCAATTATCGTAACAACTTCTGATAGATTTATTGCTGATAAACTCGTTGATATTTTAGGGAAAGAAGCTACCGTTAAAACACGAACACCAATAAAAGATGACCGTTTAGAAGTTTTATCCGTCAACGCGACAAAAGTTCAATGGGTTAAGTCTTGGATAAGCAACAATGAATATAAAGGAAAAAGAGCGTGGGAAAAAGTATTTCCCGACGGCTATTTATCAGCATCTCTTGATTTTCGTTATGCGTTTGCTCAAGGTCTTTTTGATACAGATGGAACTGTTGGAGACAAAAAAAGAGAAGTTTCCTATTGCACAACCAGTAAAAATTTGGCTATTCAGGTAGCTTCTTTGGTTCGTTCTTTGGGTTATATGGCTAAGATTACGAAAAGACAACCAAAATATAGATACAAAGGGGAGCATTTAGATGGTCGTACAGCTTACGTCGTGGCTGTTGAGGGAAATCACCTTGAATTACTTTTTAGTTTGCCGCGTAAAGTTGAACGAGCGAAAATGCTTGGACAATTTAATGGGGGATCAAGTTGGCCGGGTAAAAGAATTGTTTCTATTGAACCGACTGAAATTGATTACGCTCGTTGTATTACTGTTAGTAATCCAAATCATCTTTATTTAACAGATGATTATATAGTTACGCATAATAGTGCCGGGCTATTAATTGATTTTGCCCGTCAAGAATTTATTAGCAATCCTGACTATCGGGCTGTTATATTTCGTCGGACGTATCCTGAATTTACTCAAGCGGGCGGTTTGATAGATGAAAGCCAAAAAATCTATCAAGCAGTGAAAGGTAATTTCATTGAAAAGCCTCCAGGGTGGCGATTTCCGATTGGATCGAAAATATCTTTTAGGCATTTACAATACGAAAAAACTGTCTATGTTTATCAAGGGGGGCAAATTGCAAGGATAGGTTTTGATGAATTAACCCACTTTACAGAAGAACAGTTTTTCTATCTTCTCTCTAGAAACCGGTCAGTATCGGGGATTAAACCCGCAGTTAGAGCAACCTGTAACCCCGATGCTGACTCTTGGGTAGCTAATTTTATCTCTTGGTGGATCGACCCTAAGACTGGGTATGCTATCGAAGAAAGATCGGGAATAATTAAATATTTTATCAGACAAAACGGTGTGGTTCATTGGGCCGACAGTAAACAAGAATTAATTGATAAATTTAGTCTTAAGGATGAACTGCTTGACCTTATTCCTAAAGATAAAAGAGAAAAGTTTTTATCAAATACAGATACTAATATTACACCAGATAAACTGATTAAAAGCTTTACTTTTATTCCTGCTACGATTTTTGATAATCCTGCTTTAATTAGGGTTAATCCTACCTATTTGGCCAACCTTTATGCTTTGCATCCTATCGAACGGGAAAGACTTCTTAGAGGCAACTGGAAGATTAAATACGAAGCTGGTACAGTATTTGATCGGACTTGGTTTGAGATTCTCGATAAAATCCCCGATAATTGGAAATTAATAGGTAAAGTGAGATTCTGGGATTTAGCGGCAACTGCCAAAGAGAATGCTGAGAATTATCATTGCTATACCAGTGGCACTCTTGTCTATAAATACCAAAGAATTAAGAACACACTGCCAGATTCAACTGAGATTAAGGAATTTGCTTATGTGATTGCCGATAATATCTGTGAGCAGAAAAAAGTCGGGGAAGTTGAGCTAATGCTCGAAAATACTGCTGAACTGGATGGGAAAACTGTAGCTGTAAGATGGGAACAGGAAGGGGGATCGAGCGGTAAATTTGTTGAAAATACCATTACTAATGTAATTAGAGAAAATCATCCGAACCATGACGTTAAAGCGATCGTACCTCAAGGGGATAAGCTAACGCGAGCTTTACCAGTAGCCACGGCAGCTAGTCGGGGACAAATCTTTATCTTAAGAGATGGAACATGGAACACTCGGTTTTTAAATGCCTGCCAGGGTTTTGATGGTAGTAAAAAAACACCCCCGACTAATGACATTGTAGATAGTCTATCAGGGGCATTTTATTCTCTTGAAAATGAGTTTCAAGAACATGAGAGGATTATTGGCACGATTGTTACTTCTGCTCCTGTTAATCGGTTTAGAAGCGGTTTTAGGGGTTAGTGGTAGCGCATCCACGTTCCCAAATGATACCAGAAGTATTAATGTTAATACGCTCTATTTCGATTGGATTGTCGTTATTGCTATCAAAATAATTACACCAATGCCAGATAGCTTCTGTTTTTGATTCCGATGCAATAAGAAGACTAAATGATGTAACTGAATCTTTAACTAGGTACAAATTCATAATAGTTGTAAAAATATTCTAATTAATTTGATTTACTAGAGACTCTCGATAAAGTCTTTCGCGTTCTATCCAGAAACGAGCAGAAGGTACGCCTAAAGCTAATTCCATTTTATAAGCAATACAAACAGTAATTTCTTCTTTACCTTTTATGAGTTGATTAATAGTCTTTTTCGGCAACCCCATGCGACTAGCAAATTCAGTTCTAGTTATTTTTCTTTCTTTTAGGATGTCACTAAGGGTTTCTCCTGGTGGAGAAACAAAATCTGATGTATATTTATTTTCAATAGTATTAGTCATAGATTTGATCAATAGTTATAAATAATCATAAACAAAATAATTAACAACTTTAATAGCTTCCTTGACTCTTGGAATAAAGTCAATATCTAAGCTGATAAACATAAAAGGGTCTTCCGTTTTTTTTGTGTTTTTTAGTTTATGATAGCACGAAATATCTAGTAATAAAATATCTCCTGCTTTTAAAACCAATCTTTGTGTATCTTTTCTTTGGACTAATAAAGAGTTTATTTGATCATCCATACTTTTAAAGGGAGTATAATTTTTCAGGAGTTTTTCTAAAGTATTATTGTTTACTGTAGAAGAGTAGAGTTCATAGTTGTCACTCTGAACAACTAAAATAATTGAATATTTTCTACCCTTATAAATGTCGTCAGTGTGCCAATTTACTCCTATCGTTCCCCATGAAGCATAAGAGTCTTCGCACGTATCATAAAGAGGGTGTATATTGTTATGTGTTACAAAACACTTAGTGGTATAACAAGAATCAGTTGCTATTTTGTTTAACCTGTCTAAATTGTGATATTCGCCTAATTTATACAGAGGTTTCATTTTTTATTTGGTTGATGATTGTTGACTGATAGCTGATAACTGATCGAAACTAAGTAAATAATCTTGATGCAATACTAAGTAAATACACCCATTCTTCTTCAAGCATTAACATCATTCCAGAAGGATCGGGATTGGTAAGTAAAGAAAAGCTTACTTCGTCTATGCGATCACCGCCGTAATATAACTCAATATCAGTATTTGGAACTACTAACCTAAAGCCAAATTTAAACTTGGCATTTTGACGATTTTCGCAAGTTAGTATAGCTAAATGGCCCCTCCTGAACGTTCGCTGCTGAAGACCGATGCTTTGATAAGTTAGTTTTAACTTCCAGTCAATAACTGAGGGAAAATCTTCTTTAAAATAATTTTCCTTTATCCATTTATCAACTTCATCTACTATCCATTCTTGATTCTCCTGGATAAAGTAGTGAAT